AAATAAAGCAACACAGGGTTCAGCAGCAGCACGCGCCAACACTCTTGAATTCAGACTTGCTATCTTGCGTATTCGCTACAGTGAAATCCTTGAGACTCTCGGATATAAACTTCTGCCAGTCATTGAGAAGTTTGCAACTGTCATTCAGAATAAAGTATTGCCACAGATTGAAGCCTGGATTGCTACTAACAGTGAAAAACTTGTAAAAGGACTTCAAGCAGTCAGCGATGGAGTGGTCAAGATAATTCTTGCTGGTATCGCTCTTGCCGATTGGATTTCAAACAATATGGGTCTAGTTAAGACCTTTGCTGGAATCATTGGAACAATGTTTGTAGTAGGAAGAATCGCTGCATTCGTCACTGCGATTCAGACACTGACTGGCGCTTTTGCTGCTCTTAGAACTACAGCAGCAGGCGCAGCCATTGCTGCAGCATTCGCATCAGGCGGAACTACAGTAGTTGCAGCCAGTGCAGCGCTTGCCGCCGTTGGCGGTGCCGCCGCTATCTATGGCGGGTTGAAATCTGCTGGAGATAAGGCAAGAGCGCAAAAAACAGGTCCTTTGGGCAATTACGCAATGTCAACAGGTTCAGCATCAACTATCACTGCTCCAACCGCAAAGACAGACCCACAGGCAGCATTACTTGCTGCTCTTACTAAAGCCCAGAATAATCTCAACAACGCCAAGAAAAAAGAACTTACGACAGAGCAAAAAATCGTCAATCAAATGCTCAAGAAGTATGGCTTGACATTGATGACTGCAGAAATTGAAGCCAAGGCAACTGCTGCTTCCATTCAAGAAAATCTAAATCGTCAAGGAAGAATTGCTAAGTCATCGCCTACAGTTTCACTTGCTGCTCAAGGTGATGGTTCTGCTACTGGAAATGGTTCAATCATAAATTCAGGAAATCCAAATGTAAATGTAACAATCAATACTCCACACGGAACCAAGGATGATTACATTGTTGAGATTGAAACAGGATTGAATACATTACAAAGAAGGCGCGGCGCAGGCGCTGGTGGCGGATTCTTTAGAACAAGAGCAATGGAATAATGGCAAACTATAATGGGGTCATTGCGCCGTCAATCGCAGTGCAGTTTTACATTGGGTCAACTTGGACATCAACTACAGCGACAGATGTTCTTGAAACAAATATCCGCCGTGGCTTGAAGCAATATGACATCTTGAATCAGGCTGGTGTTGCCAGCATCGTGTTCAATAATTATTCAGGCAACTATGACCCAGACAATGCATCAAGTACCTGGTATCCAAACCTGAAGGCTGGTTTGTTGATGCGCATTCAGGCTACCTGGTCATCAACTCCATATACGATTTATCAAGGTTATTTGGAATCAAGCATCGTCAATCAAGGCCACTATCCGACCGTCACAATGACATTTGTTGATGGTCTTGGATACATCGCCGATGCGCAGGCCCCTGTCCTTGCTTCATTGCAATTCTCAGAGACAGCGGCAACTCGCGTTGGGCGAATGTTGGATTACGCAGGATGGTCAGCCACTGCTCGGTCATTGACTGGTACCACAACGCTGCAATCAACGGTCCAAGGCAAATCCTGTCTGGTAATGATTAACCAGGCTGTGAATGCCATTGCGGGTCGTTTTTATATCTCTCGCAGTGGCGTTGCCACGCTCGTTCCGTTATCAGACAAATTCTCACGCCCAACTCAATTACTATTTTCAGACCAAGGCGATGCATTTTCTGCTGTGTATCAAGGATTGGTTGTTGACCCAGGAACCTACTATGTGGTCAATCAAGCCATCATTGACCGTGGCGCTTCAGCAACAGTGACATCAACTTACAATCCAAGCAAGAATTCTTATGGCTTGGTTTCCAAACGCTTTGATGCGCCAATCTTGAGCGAAACCAGTGGAACCAATCTTGCTTTATACCAATCACGCCAGCAGGCGACTCCAGAAACTTATGCCAAGCAAATTGATTTCAGCGCTTTGAATCTTGGAGTTCTTTATCCTGATTTCTTAGCCTGCGAAATTGGTGACCAGGTCAGCGTCAAACGCCGCACTGTTGATAATCGAAATTTGCAATATAACCTTGTCATTGAAGGAATGAACCACAAAATCACCAATGATGATTGGCAGGTTACATTTCACACATCGCCCATCAATCCATATTCAATAACAATCTAGGGGTAAGCGATGCCATTATGTCCACAGATTACTAATACGCCAATCACAGTCACACAGACTGCTGACTTTACTGTTTCATCTGTGGTGCCTGCTGTACCAGATACTGCTGATGGTCTTGCCAACACAATTGACCAAATTGTTCTCAACTCTGGTGCTGTTGTTTATTACCAGGCATCAGCGCCAACTGACCCTTCTTTGAAAGAAGGCGACCTTTGGTTTGATACTGACGATGGCTACAAACAGTATTATTACAATGGAACTGCCTGGGTATCTGTTCAAGATACTGCAATCGCCGCGGCACAGTCAGCCGCTACAGCGGCACAGACCACTGCCGATGGCAAGAACCGCGTTTATCGTCAGACCACGCAACCCAGCACTGGACCATTTGCCGAAGGCGACCTTTGGTTTGATACTGATGATGACAATAAAATCTATCGTTACACATCAGGCTCTTGGGGAGTTGCAGTTCCTCTAGGAAATAATGCTCTTGCCAATTTATCTGCTAACAAAATTACATCAGGAACCATTGATGCATCAGTCATCACAGTTTCCAATCTCAATGCTGGCAATATCTCCACTGGCACCTTGGCTGCTGACCGAATTGCTGCAGCATCTATTACTGGAACAAAACTTGTTGCAGGCACAATCACAGGCGATAAAATCGCAGCAGCAACCATTACAGCATCCCAGATTGCTGCTGGTTCAATCACAACAGATAAACTTGTTGCAGGAACTTTGACTGGTTATACCATCACAAATGGGTCAAGTTTCAATGTTACTGCTGCTGGAACTTTAACTGCCGCAACTGGAACTATTGGTGGATTTACCATCGGAGCCACATCATTTGGCGATGGAACAAATTACATTTCAACTGGAACTTTTGGTCAAGCAAGTTTTGACACTTATATTGTTCGCGGTACTGGAACAGCAATTTCTATGTCAAATGGTGGAAACATCAATTTGAATAATGGCAATCTAAATAATGCCACAAATGTTAGCGCATCAGGAACAGTTAGCGGCGGAACTATATCATCAAGCGGAAATATAACTGCCAGCAATAGTATAACTGCAACTAATGATGTCACTGCCAACCGTGACTTGTTCACTCCAAACCATACAACGGTCACAGATGCCGCCAATGGCCGCGTCACTATTACTCTTGGTCGCGTTACGCGAAGCACTGCATCAAGCCAGAGATACAAAGAGAACATCACAACTTTGACTGATATTGATGAACTTGACCCAAAGAAATTACTTGATTTGCCAGTGCGAGCATTTACCTATCGCGAAGATTATCTATCGGAATCTGACAGTCGCTTTGGCGCTTTGATTCCTGGATTTATTGCTGAAGAAGTTGATGCTGTCTATCCAGTCGCAGCAGATTATGAAAATGGTGAAGTTGAATCTTGGAATGACAGAATGATTGTTCCTGGATTGCTCGCTTTGATTCAAGACCTTTACAAAGAAATAGCACTGCTCAAGGGGGAATAGATGGAAACTGAATTGGACCTAGCAACCGTATTGCAGGCAATGCGGGAACAGATTGGTTCAATGGCTCAAGAGAATGCAATCTTGAAAGCCACAATCAAGAAGTTAGAAAATGGACCTAGTTGCAGAAATTGTTCCGATACAAAGAACGATTGATGACCATATAGACCTGTTTGATGATATTCAGGTCTTGCTGAAGGAGAAATAATGTCACCAACCGACATCGCAACCCTGGCAGTTGCTGTCAGCACACTTGTTGGCTCATTTGCCTACGGAGTCAAATGGCTAGTGCAGCACTACTTGGCAGAACTCAAGCCCAACTCTGGCTCAAGTTTGAAAGACCAAGTCAATCGTTTGGAAGAGCGGGTAGATGAGATTTACAGCCTTCTGCTGACCAAGCAAAAGAGAACCCGCAAATGACACAGCGCGACAGATTCATTCAGGTCGCTTGGGCTGAAGTTGGATACACCGAAGGCCCGAAAGAGAATGAGACAAAGTTTGGCAAGGAGATGGGAGCGAACTACCTGCCTTGGTGCGGGTCATTCGTAATGTGGTGCGCCAAGAAGGTTGGTCTGCGCATCCCTAATTGCATCTCAACGCTGGCTGGAGCCACAGCCTTTCAATCCCGTGGTCAGTGGCAGGATGCCGCCACCGCAAGGCCAGAGCCAGGCGACCTAGCCTTCTTTGACTTCCCAGGTGACGGAGTCGAGCGGATTAGTCATATCGGCATTGTCATCGGCGTGCAGGCCCGCAAAGGCATCGTCCATACAATTGAAGGAAATACATCTGGCGATTCTAAAGGCGACCAGCGCAATGGCGGTATGGTTGCCTTCAAAACCAGAGCCTATAAGAAGCCAAAGAGAAGATTGAAGTTGAAACGTTCTGAACCAATCTCAATAGTTGGGTTTGGTAAGCCTAAGTTCAAGGAGTAAGAATGGAAAAGTTGAAGTCATTTGTTCACAAGAATCCTGCTCGCGTAGCAGCGTTTGTTTCATCAGCAGTTGCTCTGATAGTTTCCGCGCTCTCACCAGAGATGCCAACCGAAGCAGCAGTTGCGTTCGTGCTTTCCGCTCTAGGTCTTGGTGAGTACGCACAGCGCGTAGAAAATCAAAAAACAGAAGTTGCTCTTTACACTGACATTGAGGATTTGGAAGAAGGAGAGTAGTTCAGATGAAACGGGGGGAAATTCTCAAAGAAGCCGAAAGGCTGATGTATGGTGACCGCCAAGAAGATTATGGAACACCGTATGAGAATCACAGAAGAATTGCAGTCTTGTGGTCTGCCTATCTTGGGACAGAGATTACGCCAATGCAAGTTTCGATTTGTATGGCGTTGGTAAAGATTGCCAGACTGCAACAAAATCACGAATACTCTAAAGATGATACCTTCATTGATTTGGCGGCGTATGCAAGCATTGCCGCCGAACTTGCTGAAATCAAACGCAAGCAGGACCAGCAATAGTCTTTATCCCCTAGCGATAAGAAAACCCCTACACGGCCACCTTTCCCGTGTAGGGGTTCTTCTTTGTCTCTTACGCTTTTACATATTCACGCAAGTATTCAACGATTACTTCACTGACAGTTTTATCTTCTTGCTTGGCTTTCGCTTGAACTTTTGCCCACAGCACATCTGACACACGCACAGACCTGATTTTCTTCACTTCTTCTCCTTTCGATTACATTTGCACGGAATATGAAAACCTTGCTGCCAGTCAATCTGGCCACATCTCTGGCAGCGCCTAATTTCCACCTTCTGCCACTTTCTCACTCATAGTGCGAATCTGCTCAAATGCATTGGCGCAGACTTGCAACAGTTCAATTGCCACCTGGCAGGTGGCTTCCATTGTTTCGCCCCAGCCATCGGCGACTGCTTCATTGAGTTTGTCTGCAACGTGGGTCATTGCAGTGGAAAGTTCTGCGTGCAGATTGCTCATCGCGCTCATTTGATATTACCTTTCATCCAGCGCACTGCAAAGAATGCGACGATTGAAAACCAGAACCAGAACTGCACCATCGCCTGCCAACCAGCAACGTGCGTGCCAAAGAGTAGGTCTAGCATTATGCCAACTCCTTAGTTTTCATTAAGTCTGCAATGATGTGTGCTTTTGCTTGTTTCAAAGTGCGATAATCGTCCATTCCAACACCGTCAAAACTTACACACCAAAGAACATATGATTTGCGTTCTGAATACCAACGGTGAATTTGCCATTTTTCATATTGATAATGACCAGCCTTCATGCGTTTGAATTTGATTTTCATTATGCAACTCTCCTAACGCCTGGATAAACACCTGAAGCAACATCATTCTCAACGTGCTTAACAACGCTTTGTGGTCTGATGTACCAGTGGTTCATATCGAATCGTTGAACTACACCATTGCGGATAACTTCATAACTAAGGTTCTCATAAACAAAAATTGTTATGCGATGAGTTGAATCTTGCCACATAGCCAAGATTGCTGGACGTGGTGTGCTGTCAACTGAATATTTGATTTTCATTATGCACCTACCTTTGATGCTACAAACGCATCATAAAACTTCCAGAACTTGTTTTGCTTTGCTTCTGTTTGCTTAGCAATCAACTCAAGGATTACCCAACGACGTGGGCTGTTGTTATTCATTGCATCAAGCAAAGCATCTGCCATTTCAGGGAATTCAGCGATTGTTACATTGCTTGTGATTCTTGGATAGTTGCTTTTCATTTTCTTCTTCCGTTTCCTGGAGTTACTGTGCTTGGCTCCAATAAGAGAATTGAACCACCTGTCCATACGATTGTCAATACAACCCCAGATTGCCACCGTCGGCGTGTCGCCCATAGGCTGTCAGCCCCCTGGGTCATACTTGGGGCAAATGAAAGGGGGTCCGAATGGACCAGATAGTGATGATTGGGGCTTTAGCGGGCATTCTAGGGGTTATTGTGGCGGTTCTGCGCTATGATGCCAGCCCGATGGATGAAGCCATCAGAGAAGCCCAGCAGTGGGATTCTAAGCAGAAGCGCATCAAGCAAGCATTGGAGCGCAAATGACCAGACACCGTGAGCCGCTCTTTAGCGTCCACGCTACAGGCGATGGGGAATTTGCCCTGTACCTAGAAGAGCAGGATGCCAACTTGGACCTGCTGGAAGATGTCACCGAACAGGTCAACCTGATTGACCTTGCAGGGCTGAAGGAGTTCTCAAGCGTTGATGCTCTCAAGAACCCTGATGCCGCCGCCCGCCTAGATATTGTCCGTGCCGATATGCCAGATGTCGTTGCAAAGATTTGCAAGATGACAGAGGCAGAGGCGCTGACTCTGGCGGAGCAACTCATAATGATTGTCAAAGAACATCGGGCAAAGAACAACAAGCCCGTGAAATTAGAATTGGTGAAGTAATGGCTAACCCGAATGGTCGCAAAGGCGCTGCTTTTGAACTGGGAGTTCTCAAGTGGTTGCGTTCTCACGGAATATCAGCAGAGCGTTTGCGCCTATCGGGTCAGAAGGATGAAGGCGACATTGTTGCCATCATCGCGGGCAAGACTCATATCCTTGAGTTGAAGAACCGCAAATCCATTACTTTGCCAGCCTTCTGGGAAGAAGCGGTTGTTGAATCCAAAAACTACGCCAAAGCGCGTGGCTTGGATTCAGCGCCACCTGCATTTGTTGTTATCAAACGCAGAAATGCTTCCATTGAGAAGGCCTTCGTGGTTCAAGATTTGGACTCGTGGTTGAAGGAGAGGTTGTGAATTTCTTTGAATTCCTTCCCATACTTCCTCAACTACCAGAAGCCAAATGCAGGGATATTGAGAATCCAGATATTTTCTTTCCCGAATCACGTGCAGAAGAGCGAACGTCGCTCCCAACTATTCGCGCACTGTGCGAAAGTTGTACCGAACGAAAGGAGTGCTTGGACTACGCACTCGACAATGAAATCAGCAGCGGTATTTGGGCTGGCTTCACTACGGAACAACGCAAACGTATGCTCAATGCTCGTTATGCAAATGCTCCGAAAGCAAACAACGCGGAAAAGGTTCGCGTGATGTTCAAGTCGGGATGCACACCGAAAGAAATCGCAGTGGCGCTCAAAGTAGAACATTCGTATGTGACGACTGTTCTCAAACGTGCTGGTGTGAAATTAGAAGGAGACATCCAATCACAACTAACAATCGAAAGACTCTCAAGGGAGTCGCAATCATCATCGGGGTTTCAGCAATGACATCATTATTTGTCAATGCTGCCTTTGCACCACAAATGGCAGTTCCCGCCACCGTCATCTACAAGGACCCACCTGCTTTGATGCAGGTAAATCCAAAGCAGATAGCGCGGGAATTGCTCACAAAGAAGCAGTTCGCCTGCTTCACAAAATTGGTCGGTAAGGAATCCGCGTGGAATCCCAAGGCCAAGAATCCAACAAGTAGTGCCAGAGGAATCGGGCAATTACTTGAAGGTACATATCAGAATCTTGGAATGAAACATTCTGAATCTGGTGTGGCTCAAACCGTAGCAACACTTGCGTATATCGGTAGAAAATATGGCTCTGGTGGCCCCTGTGCCGCCTGGGAGTTTTTCAAGCGCAATCGTTGGTACTAAAAATGACTAGGGGGAAACTATGTCAATGCAAATAGAAAAGGGTGTCAAAGTCTTAGATGACAACACCGCCCAATGGCTAAAGCAATACCGTGAAGCGTTAGTCAAGATTAAAGAGTGGCAAGAAGTTGCAGACATCGCTCGCAGTCACCTGGAGAATGCTCTGGGTGACTGTGAAGAAGGTTTGCATAATGGTCAAACTGTTGTTCGTTGGACACAGATTGAATCACGGCGATTTGATACCAAACGCGCCCGTGAAATTCTGCCACCACAAGTAATTGAGATGCTGGAAGTTGTTCAACAATCTCGCCGATTTTCACTGGTTGATGGTCAATGAGTATTGTCAACCCGTGGATTGACCCAATTACTCCATCAATTCCTGATGAAGAAATTTATGAAGATGAGGATGATGAATGACCTTTGCTAGTATTTCAACGCCTGGGCAGCAACTTGGCAACCAACTGCGTGAACTTATTACTCAAGCGGGTATCTGGTCACCAAGAGGAAAACAAATTGCTATCGGGCCATCTGAAATCGGACACGAATGCAGTCGCCGACTTGCGTACAAACTCTTGGACTGGGAGAAGCCCAACGAAAGTGGGAGCAGTTCTTGGGCGGCGCAAGTTGGCACTGCCATTCACGCCTACCTAGCAGAAGTCTTTGGCAAACTTGAAGGTTACGAAGTTGAGCAGAAGGTTCAGATTCGTTCAAACCTTGCAGGCACGATTGATGTATTTGATTCAATTCGTGGCATTGTCTTAGATTGGAAAACTGTCGGTTTCAATCAACTCAAGGAGCGTCGCAGCGAAGGCGCGACAATTCAGCAGCAGGTGCAGATTCAACTCTATGGTTACGGCAAAGCCCAGATGGGTGCAACCGTCAACAAAGTTGGATTGGTCTATCTGCCAACATCGGGTTCACTTGATGATATGCACGTTGAACTCTTTGATTATGATGAATCAGTAGCGCTCAAAGCGCTCTCTCGCATTGATGACCTTTACACCTTACTTTCAACGGTAGATGTAGAAGCCAACCCTGCGATGCTGACAGTGATACCGTCGGCGCCCACACGGACCTGTAATTGGTGTCCGTACTTCCTACCATTTAGCAAAGACTTATCGAAAGGTTGCAATGGCGACACCATCGCGTAAATTGATAGTTGAAACTTTGCCCACGTGGAAAGAGAACATTTTATATTTCGTCGCTAGATGCTTGGGACTCAAAGGAGTTCCCATTGGTCTTATTTATTATGAGAACGAACAAACAATCAACGACATTGTAAAAAACAATGAAGAAGATGCAATGAATAGAGTTAGAACAGACAAACTAACAGAAATGGAGTCGGGGGAATGACCTTCGCTGCACCAAGTAACGCAACAGAGACGGTGAAAGTGGCAGACCTTGCCAATCACCTTCTTATCATCTCGCCAGTTGAATACAAGACTGGCATCCCAACAGTTCACGGAGAAGCAGAAGCAATTGAAGTGAACGTGATTGACCTTGATACCAACAAAGAGCATTCATCACTGCTCTGGTTCAATGTCGCTCTACGCAATGCTCTCAAGAGCAAAACTGGCCAGAAGGTTCTGGCACGTATTGGCCAAGGCACTGCAAAGCCTGGCAAATCGGCACCGTGGATTCTCATTGATGCCACAGGTGATGCAGCAGCAATCGCAAAGGCAAATGCCTACCTTGGCTCTGCGCCAGCAAAGCCAGCGGCAGCGCCTGCGCCTGCGGCAGCGCCAGTTGACCCAAACAATCTCTCACCAGAGATTATGGCGTTGCTTGGTCAATTAGGAGCAAAGCCCGTTTAGTAAATCTCTTGGCTGGTTCTCCCTTCCGTTTCCAGCCAAGACGGAACGCCAGGTGGCCACATATCTTCGGGGGTTGTGTGACAGTTCGAATCTGTCAGTTCCACGCAGTAACGATTGAAAGGATGTTTATGCCCACATATCAATTCACCTGCAACGATTGCGGTGACATCGTGTTGCAATCATTTTCATTTGATGTTGAAGCAACTGTCAACTGTGGTCACTGTGGTTCGATAATGCGCAAGGAGTTCACGCCACCTGCCATTCATTTCAAAGGTGATGGATGGGCAAGCAAGAGTTGAATTGTGCGCACATCTATCGCGATGTTGGACAACCGCAATGTCATGATTGCAAACGAGATACGCACGAAACGAATTGGCAGTTTCAACACGAACTGCACATTGATTGGATAAAGAGCGGTAAAGCAGTAAAAACTGGTTGGTGGTCAATCTAAAACGGGGGAAGAATGAACAAGATACTCAAAACAGCACTGGAGTTTGCCAACGAAGGCATCTCTGTTGTGCCTGTAGCAACGGACGGTTCCAAGCGACCAGGACTTGCTTCCTGGAAAGAATTTCAAAGTAGACAACCTTCGGCTGAAGAATTGTTAGCCTGGTTTCAAACAGCAGAAGGTGTCGGTGTCATCTGTGGTTCTATCTCTGGCAATCTTGAAATGCTAGAACTTGAAGGTCGCGCTGTCGCTCGCAAGATGCATTTAGATATTGCAGAGATTGCCAAAAATTCAGGACTAGAACACCTATGGAACAAACTCAATTCTGGCTATGTCGAAACAACGCCATCTGGCGGATTGCATTGGCTCTATCGCATTGATGGCGAAGTTCCAGGCAATACCAAACTTGCAAGACGCCCTGGCGAAAACGGTGGCATTGATGTCCTAGCCGAAACTCGCGGCGAAGGTGGCTTTGTGATTGTGGCTCCGACCAATGGCTCCTGCCATCCGTCAGGCGGAGCATGGACAATGTTGATTGGCGGGCCATCGTCCATCGCCACCATCACCAGAGAAGAACGCGATGCACTGCACCATCTCTTCTCAATGTTTGATGAAATCCCCAAGGCTGAATACATCGCTGAAGAAATCAAGAAATCAGATGGACCGCTCTCACCAGGCGATGATTACAACCGCAAAGTCTCCTGGAATCAGATTCTTGAACCATTGGGATGGACCAAGGTTTATACAACATCCAGCGGTGTAACAGCCTGGCGCAGACCTGGCAAGAGCGAAGGTGTCAGTGCCACCACCAATCACGCTGGCACCGATAAGTTCTACTGCTTCACCACATCATCTGTTTTTGAATCAGAGACTTCCTACTCCAAGTTTGCTGCCTACGCTCTGATTGAACACAGCGGTGATTTCAAAGCAGCCGCCAGAGCCTTGCGCCAATTGGGTTATGGTGAATCAAAAGAATTGCAAACCTTGAGCGTGCCTGATTACAACCCATCAGGAGTCCAGATGCACGATGAAGAAGGCAATGTCATCGCAGATTCTTCCTGGATTCCCAAAGAAATCGGCGATTATGAACTTGAAGCAGATGTCCAGCCGACAATGCTCAGACGAGAAGATGGCAACTTCATCCTCTATCCTGGCAAAATCAATGCCATCTTTGGTGAATCAGAATCAGGCAAGACTTGGGTTGCCCTAGAAGCAGTGCGCCAAGAACTAAACCTTGGCAACACGGTTTTCTATATTGACTTTGAAGATTCTGCTCGCGGAATCCTGAACCGTTTGAAAACCTTGAAAACGCCTACAGAGCGCTTCAAAGCCTTTATGTATGCAAACCCTGATACTCCATTCACACCAGCGGTATCAGAGGCTCTGATGGCATCCTTGGCTGAATATAAGCCATCTCTGGTGGTGGTTGACGGTGTCAACGCAGCAATGAACCTGATGGGCTTGGATTTGGAGAAGAACAAGGATGCGACTCATTTCAGCCAGACAATCCTCAGACCGCTTCGAACCTTTGGCTCAGGCATCTTGACCATTGACCACGTAACAAAGAGCAAAGACAATCGCGGCAACTACGCAATCGGCGCTCAGGCAAAGAGAGCAGATATTGATGGGGTCGCCGTCAGCGTGGCGGTTGAGCAGCCATTTGGCCGTGGCATTGACGGCGCCCTGTCCTTGACCATCACTAAAGATAGACCTGGCTTTGTCAGAGCCATTTGCCCAGACGCCAAGACATTGGGGATTGCTAATATCAAATCTGATGCTAATTTTGGTATCAAAGTTAGTATCACAGGTGGCACCGTCAAGGTCAGCACCAGAGAGCAGAAGATGGAAGCAGTCTGTGACCTTCTGCGCCGTCATGGGTATGAGATGGGACGCAACCAGATTGCTGAACAGTTGAGAAGTGAAGGAAACGGGATGAACAACGAAGAGTTGAAATTCGTGATGGATAGCCTGGTCAGCAGTGGTCACTTGAGCCATCGCAAGGATGGGCAGAAGTATCTCTATGGCTACCAATCCGATTTCTTTGCAAATGATGTGAAGGCTTGGAGTCCCAATGACTAACTGTTCCTCCGTTCCCGAACTGTTCCCGACTATTTCTGGGAACAGTACGGACAAGAGTGGCCAAACTGTTCCTCCGTTCCCCCTCTTTAGAGGGGAACGGGGAACAGTGGACCAGTCAGCCTGGAAAGACCAGTTATGAGCATTTCAGACTTCAAACCCATTATTTGCGCCCGCTGCAATACCGTGGTCTGGTCAGGCATCTCTTGGGCAGGATTTAGTCGCCTACTGGACAAACAGCGGTTGACGATTGAAGAAGAAATCATCAAACGCATATCAGGTCTGATGACCTATGAAATCCACAGAACCAGAGTTTCCTTTGAAGCAGTCGAACGCAGTGTCAATCGAATCAAGTGGGCGGCACCTGGCAAGGACCGTGTGATTCTGGCAGAACACCATTGTGCCAATATGTCACTTTTTGAGACCTTGGATGATGTGCCTGCCTATTGGTCACAACCAGTCATGGCCAGCAGCCCAGTGGAAGGAATGCCATTCTGATGCAATGCACAATCTGTAACCGATTCTCCAAAGACCAGGCTGCCTGTGTTGGTTGCACCGTGAAGGTGCGAAAGGCGCTGCAAGAGATTCCTGAACTGCATTGGCAGGCTGGCTACTTCTTGCAACCAGCCAGAACTGGCAGTGGCACCGTCAGCCAAGAGCGTTCAATCGGTGTCAATGTCAATGCCTTGGACTTCGTGATGGCAACGGACCTACTGACAATCCTGCATTCGTGGGAAGCCATCATCCGTAAGGACCGAAGCCTGACACCGCCAGCGCTGGTGGCCAAGGAGCCAACGATTGAAGCAGAAGTCCAGGCAACCTGTGACTTTCACCTGGCTCAACTGGACTGGTCTCTGTCGCAGGTTTGGGCCGTAGAATTTGTGGGAGAAGTTTTGGGGTTGCACGCCAGGGGACGGGCAGCAGCAAAACAATTCAAAGAACAGGTAAGGCGGATTCCTTGTCCTACCGATGATTGCAAAAAAGTTGTAGTCATTGATGTTGAGGATTTAACTGCTGATGTCAGTTGCTTTGGATGCAAACAAAGTTGGACTGTATTGAGATTGGTGGCACTGGCAATGAGCAACCCAAATAGGAAGTTCTTCCTAGATGTGGAAGCCATTGCGTTGTGGTTGCAGATGACCCAGCGAGAGGTGTACCGAATCATCAGAAAATTCAACATCGAAAAGCGCGGCAAGATGTATGACCTTTCGGCCATCATTGAGGCAAAGAAGATTTGACAATGTTGTCAAAAGAGCCTGATACACTTTCGTTATCAGATTCTGCTGTCTCTAGTCAAATTGAAGAGATAGACGAAGCCCTGTTTCACGCAGCGGTGACTCGCAACAAATCTGACTTCTCTGACCAACAGCGCGAGATTGTTGAACAGTTCATTGACGAACTACTAGACACGCGATTGGAAATCAAAAATGCTGAACATAACAATTAGCATCGGGGAAGTTGGAACAGAACTTACAACCGATGAGTCACTGCATTTTGACGCAATCGAATCACTACTCACAAGAGCAGTGCAATCCACGCTGACGATGTATATGTCACTACCTGTCAATGACCGAATGGCATCACTTGGTCTGGAAACGGATGATGAAGAAGATGAGGACATCGAATGACGACACTAAGCAGTGTCGCAAATGTCTAAGAAATCTTCCAATAGATAACTTTCGTTTCACAAATATCAGTGAGAATAAAAGACACAACATCTGCAGAGCGTGTAGGAATATACATAGGCAAGTTACTCGCAATGCTAATCGTGAAGAATACGAAACATTGCTTGAGAAGCAGAACCATGTGTGTGCAATCTGTGGCATCACTGCTGAAGAGATTGGTAAGAAATTAGTAATTGACCACAACCACGAAACACTCAAGATTCGTGGATTGTTATGTTGGCGTTGTAATTCTGGTTTGGGATTCTTCAAAGATAATCAAGCACATCTTGCAATGGCAATTGAATATCTTGTTCGCAATGATGATGCTTCCTAGACCGTGTGTTGATTGTGGAACGATTGTTCGTTCATCACGATGCAAAGAATGTGCAAGAGTCAAAGAGCGTGGCAGGGTATCCAGGTCGGACAGAGGATATGACTACAAGTGGCGCAAGTTGTCTAAACAACTGCGTGAGATTCATCCTTGGTGCAAACAATGTGGAGCAACAAAAGATTTGACAGTTGACCACATCATTCCTTTGGTTGACTTAGACCCATCGCTTCGATATGAAATTTCAAATCTGCAAATCTTGTGCAGAAAATGCAACAGCGAAAAAGGCGACAGATAGAACAGACCTCCACTGGCATCTCTCCGTACGCCTGTTTTTTGCATATGCGCGAACGGCTATCCACCCCGACGCCCTCACCTCGCACGCTGTCGCAGTTCAGATGTTTTCAGATTTGAAAAAAAATAAAGAAATCGGGGATAAAAAATGATAATAGAAAGCCTGCGTTCATTGGCCACGCCAATTGAAAACTTA